GAGGGTGACATCTGGCTCAGCACGCTGATCCTTGGGGAAATCCGCAAGGGCGTCGAACTGGCCCGCCGCCGTGATCCGGCGAAGGCATCCGTGCTGGAGGCGTGGCTGGGTGAGGTCGTCTCGGGCTTCGGCGACCGTGTGCTGGCTGTGGATGCGGCGACAGCCGAGGAATGGGGACGGATGAGCGCCATCCGCCCCGTTCCGGTGATCGATGCACTGCTGGCCGCGACGGCCAAGACCAACGGCCTCACGCTGGTGACGCGCAACGAGGCGGATGTCGCGGGGCTTGGGGTCGACGTGCTCAACCCGTTCGATCCTTGAATTGCCATGGGCCGTTATTCAAGGTTTGCGGTCGAACCTTGAATAACCCGGTCAGGGAACGGCCTTGGCCACCACGAAGGCCCTCGAACGCTTCGCCGGCACACGCTTTCCGTTCAGCCGCCAGACGATCACGGCCAGTCCATATTCGTGGCGTCGGTTGGCTGTCGCCCGACCAATCCCATGCTCCCAGCAAATCCCCTTCCAGGCCTTGCGGTTGGCCCGCGCCCAGAGGATCTGGGCGATTTCCTTGTCGACCCAGCGCAGCCACAGCATGGCCTCATCGGCCTGCGTGATCATTCGCGGTGATGGCAACGGTTTGCGCATGCGCGGCTCCTGACCCACCTGATCGGCGAAGCTGGAGAGGTATTCAGGCCAGGCGCTGACATAGCCCTGCGGGCCCACCGGTGGCATCGCACGCATGACGTCTGCCGCAAGGTCCAGCCGATCCGCAACCATGGCGCGGGTCCAGTCAGCCATGGCGCACCTCCTGCCCGGCAGGGCGCTTGCCATAGAGCTTCTCGCCAAGCTGGCGGACCAGTTCGCGCTCAGGCCAGGTCAGCCGATGATCGTCGAGCGAGACCGCCAGCATTTGTTGCTCCTGCCAGCCGTCGCGTTTGACCTGATCGGGATCCCGGCGCTGGCCGCCGTAGCCTCTGGGGGTGAACCTCATGCCACACCTCCGCCGGTCTCGACGGCCCAGAGCAGCAGGGCGATTGCATCGGCCTCGTTGTCGTCGGCCGGGGTGAATCCGCGCGCACGGGCGGCCGCGATCATAGCGAGCTTGTCGGCATTGCCACGGCCCGTCAGGAATTTCTTGATCGTGCCCACCGGGACGCCCTGATAGGGCACGCCGCGCAATTCGGCCCAAGCGGTCAGCGTGGCCATGAGGCCGCCGTAGACGTGGGCAGCGTCGGTGCCTGCGTGGCGCCGGACCTCTTCGAACCAGATTGACCCTATCGGTCCTGACAGCCGGTCCAGTTCATTCAGCCAGTTGGTAAAGCGCAGGTAGCGCATGCCACCGCCGTCGAAGCGGCCGGGCCGGAAGCTGGCGGTGCCGCTGGTGATCAGCCCATCGTAGCCGCGCAGAGCCCAGCCGGTGGTGGTGCCGAGGTCGAGGGCAAGGATTGTACGGGCCGTTTGCGGCGGCAGTGGCGATTCAATCCTTGCGCCGCGAACGGCGGTGGTCAGAGTCATGTCAGCCATGGGTGGTCTCCTTTTCTGGTGGGATGGCTCGGGCGGAAGACGACGGCGATCATGTTCTTGGCGGAGCGGGTCGCCGTCGTCGGATTGAGTTGTTCGGGCAATGCAAGGCCACGCACGCGAAGCCCCCTGGGGGTGGGAGTGGGAGATCCCGCCTTGCGGCGTTCTCCCCCACCCCCGGAGGGGGTGGTTCACACCACCCAAGTTGAACTCGGATATCAAACCATTGCTCTGGTTGATTATTTTCCAGTTTTGGACACCCAAAACTGCCTGTTCAGCCCAAACTGGTTGCAGCGCATCGTGTGTGGTTCGTGCGAAGTTCTGCAGGGGCAGTTTCGGATACCACCCGAAACTGGTTACAACTGGATAGCGCGCGGTTCTGCGTGCAGATGGCGAGGCAGTTTCGGCAAAGCCGCCAATCTGGTTCAAACTGGCCAGTGCGCATTTCTGCGGAAAGCGATCAGGCGAGACGTTCATGACCGCTCTCCCTCCGGATAAACCCAGACAAGAGGGTTCTCGACCTCGAGCAGCGCGCCGGTCTGCGCCGATTTGTAATGGCTGGGCAGCACGGGGACGCTGATCGGCGACACCTCACCGGTGTCGGGGTCAACCTCCTCGCCCTCCATGGGCATGACCATCCCCTCGACGCACAGAAAGCCGAAGCGGGACCGTGACGCCCCGATCCCATAGGGTGAGCCGTCACGCACAAACTTGATAAACCCCTTGGTGGCCTGCACCCCGATCCGGCCGCGAACCGCGTCCTTTCCGCCAAGCCCGGCCTTATTCTCGAAGGATTCAGCGAATTGGTTGATGGTGTAGAGCCGCCCCTTGGCCGCCTCATCCAGCAGAATGCCAAGAATAATATCCTGCTTGCGTACCCGTTCGGCGTCGAACCTGGCCCCAACCTCGACCCGCACCAGCCGCTCGTTCATCGGGTTTATCTCCACCCACTCGCCATTGACCTTGTCGATCAGCTTCGGTGCCAAGGCAGGCCCGTTGCGCAGTTCGATCTCCAGTTTGCGCTGGGGGCTTTCCTCGTCGGGACGGTGCAGGATCAGGCCAGAAGTATAGAACCCGCGCAGCGCACTCGCCCCGGAGAGCGCCAGAAATGGATCGTCCTTGACCTGCTGCTTGCTGAGTTTTTTCGTGTGATGGGCGAGGATTACGCCGCAGTCGGGGTTGATGTGGTCGCGCAGAACCTCGACCCGGTCCTTCAGAAAGAACATCATCGCACCGTTGTCGTTTTCGCCGCCGCCGTCCGGTCCGCCATCGAAGATATTGCGAATTGGATCGATGCAGATGATGTCGACCGGATCGGTCGGGAAGGCACGCCGAATGGCCTCGGCCACGCGCATGCTGCCTTCGGTATCGAGCAGCATCTTCAACTTCGGTGTCGCGACGAGGTTGTCGCGCGCGCCAGCCAAAATCCTTTGCGGCAGCGCAATCTGCTTCATCCGTTCGCGCAGGTAATGATACTGGATTTCAGCCTGCAGGTAGAACACGCGCAGCGGACGCGGCGGTGTGAAGTCGAGAAACGGCACGCCAGCGGCCATGTGGACGAGCCAGGAGATCAAGAGATCGCTTTTGCCGACCTTGGGCGCGCCACCCAGCACCAGCAAACCGCCCGGTGTCAGCACGCGCGGCGCGATGATATCAGCGGGCATCGGGCTCGCGTCGTCGAGCAGCGCCCCAAGGGTAAAGGCTGGCATCTCATTGGGCACAGGGGCAGCGCTGTCGAGGCGGATCAGGGGGGCCCCGTGCTTTTCGACATGGAGGGCCCAAAGCCGCTCGGACTCGCGCTTGAGCCGCTCCACCGGCCACTGCGGGCGCAGCATGGCGGCGTTGTAGCCGCAGATCGCCTCCCAGCCGTCGCCCTTCGACAGCCGGCCGTCATGGACCATGCGGATGAAATAGCCGATCGCAGCACTGGCGCCCTCAAAGCGTGACCAGTCGTCCTGCCCGCCTTCGCGAACGGGTGTGACCAAGACCTCGTCGGAGCGGGGCTTGTCGGGGGTCGTGAAATCCGGCTGCAGCGACACGCCAGGGGCGGGCGGCATGTCTGCGACGGTATCGATGAACTCGCCCAGATCGCGTTCCAGCGCGGCATTCAGTTCGACGATCCGAACTTGGGTCTTGAGGTTGTTCTTGTAATAGACCGAGCCTGCCACCCGGATCGGCTGATGGGCCGAGCGAAAGTGCATGTCACCGCCGACCTTGGCGGCGATATCACCGCGCAGGCGGCACAGGCGACGAATATCATCGCCCTCGGCAGGCTCGCTGAGTTTCCACCAGACATGGGCCTTGCGCTGCCCCTCTGGCGTGACCCCTCCACTTTCGACCACCATGGTTGGATGGCCGAGATGGCGTTCGAGATGGGCGCGCTTGGCGGCGATATCGCCGGTGTCGATGTCCACGACCACGGTCTGCATCTGCAGGACTTCTGCGGCTTTGGCCTGGCCGGGGGCTGCAACCGAGCCCGGGATGACATAGACCGCTGCACCCTCGCGTGACGCCCATGTGGCGAAGGTGGCCATCTTGTCGGGGGTGGCCTGATCCGCCTCGATCCAGATGTTGTGCGGGCGGCCATCGATACCTTGGCCCTTGTCGATGAAGCTGCGGACCGGGATCAGCCCGTCGCAATAGCCGAAGACCACCCCCATGAATTGTGCGATTTGCGCGGGGTCCGGCTCGTCTCCGAAGACATCCACCTGCGAGACCGCATCGTTGAAATCCCGCCATGGGTTGAAATGGATCAGGTTTTCTTTGGGCTGGTCGATGGGCGGCGGCGTGTCGGACGGCGCGTGGTGATCGTCGTGATCGTTACTCATTTTGGATCCCTCAAATTGGTCTGGTGAACGGGGCGGGTCTTTGGGTGTGTCGGTCATATCAGCATCCCCCAGCAGCGCTCCGCCCATGGGCAGAAGCGGCATTCAAAGAAGTCGCGATTTTGGGCCACACGCGGCAGCAACTCGCCCGCGTCGGTGGCCTGCAGGATCCGCACACCGCGATCCGACATCCGCTGCGCCAGATCCGCGTCGAACGGCACCAGCTCGTGGTGCATCTCGGCCGTGTCCTTGTTGATCGCGGTGAACAGCGCTGGCGCGGCCGCGATGCCGGGGACCGTCGCGTCCATGTAGGCCTGGTAGACCGCGATCTGGGCTGCATAGACCGGCTTGGACTTGGTCACGCCGTCCTTGACGCAAGCGCGCCAGTTCTTGGCGTTCATCGTCTTGCATTCCCAGAGTGCGGGAACGCCAAGGTCAAAGCCCTCTGGCCCAGCGGCAATGATGCCGTCGACATGGCCGCGAATGCGCCCACCAGCGATAGAGAAGCCAAACTGGCCGCCGTCAGGGCGATTGCCCTTGCGGGTGTAGAGATCAAAGCCTGCCTGCCGCAGCCAAGCCTTCGCCAGATCCTCAAGGACATGGCCGATGGCAAAGATGCGCAGCAACTGGCCGCTGAAATCCTGGCCCTCGTCTTTCGGCGCATGCGTGAACTCGAACTGCAGCGCGCGTTCGCAGGCATGACCTAGGCGCGAGCCGCCGAGATAATCGCGCGGGGTGCGGGCGGCATTGTCGGTGGTCAGCGCTGCGTCGACGGCGGCGTTCACCTTGTCGGCAAAGCTGGGCCGGTGATTATAGTCCAGCATCAGAAGGGGATCTCCGATTGGCTGGCGATCTCGGCCATCTCGGCGCGGAACGCTTCGACGATCATCACGATCAACCGGTGCATGTCGTTCTGGGTCAGGTGGCCCAGCGAGCGGTCCCAGCCGATGCGCTCCATCTCCGGGGCGAGCGCGCGCATGACCGCGGGCAGCGCCTGCGTTTCCTCTTCGGTGAAATCGGCCATCTTCAATCCTTTCCGGGCTTTGAGGGTGAAGGCCGCCTGGCAGCCCATGGAGCAAAACCAGCGGCGGGTTCGGTGCGAGCGCGGCTGGTGGGGATCGAACCAGCCAAACCCCTGTGTGGGAGACATGCAGACTGCACAGAGGCTTGGGCGCAGATGCCCGTTGCGCGCAGGCAGCGGTCGATCCTTAGCCGCTGTAGGCGGGGATGGGATTTGCGCGACAAGGCTCATGCCGCCTCCCGCGCATCGGAAGCCGCCGCCATGATCAGCTGGCGGATCGCCCGCTTGTTGAAAGTGAAGGTCATCAGTGCCGAAGCGTGATAGCGTGTCAGGCCATAGTCCTGCCGATAAGCGGGCGGCAGATATTGCAACTGCTTGTCCGTGGCGGCCTGTTTCAGCCAACTCCGCGTCTTGAAGGCGCTTTCGTCGGTCTCGACCTCGTTCAGCCAATCATCGGCTTGCGCGAGGCAGACAGTCCGTTCGCCGATGCCCAGCAAGCGGGGGCTTTGGCCCTTCGCGCCGCCGACCGCATGCCAGCGACCTTCCAGAAAGAAGATGCCGCCCCAGGCGTTGAACCCGTTGGCCATCAGCGCGTCATCGGCCCCGAAGAGGTCGATCCAGGCGAAGCTGGACCGTTTCAGAAGGTCAATCTCTGTCATAATGAAGCCGCTCAGCGTCCCATCATCGGCCTCTTGTGAATGCAAGTCCTCCTCGCGCTCGAACACCTCACCGCAGAGCGGGCATTCGAAACAAGCCAGTGGAATATCGGCGCCACAGGCCGGGCACACCTTGGTTGGGGCGTCGCCGGTCTCGGTCTTGCCGTCGAGATCGACATCCTGCTCCAACGTGCCGTGGATCAGGCTCGAGGTGCCAAAATCCAGCACGACGCAGTCGGTCTTTATGACACCGGGGTGTTCCTCAGGATCAATGGTACGCAGCCCGCGCCCGACCATCTGGATCATGGTGGATTTGTAGGAACTGGGCCGCAGCAGCACGACGCAGGAAGTCGGCGGGTGATCCCAGCCTTCGGTCAGCACCGCCACGTTGACGATGACGCGGATATCTCCGGTGGCGTAGGCAGCGAGAATCTGGCGGCGCGCCTCGCTCGGCAGATCGCCGTGGATCAACCCGGCAGGCACATCTGCGGCGTTAAATGCCTCCGTGACATGGGCGGCGTGGGCGACGGTGGAACAGAACACCACGGTCTGACGGTCACCCGCCTTCTCCTTCCAATGCCGGATGACCTCGTCGGTGACCGGTGCGCGGTCCATGATCGACGCGACCTCTGCCATGTCGAAGTCCGCCAGCGACTTGCGTACGGCGCGCAGCTTGTCCTGCACGCCGACATCGATGACAAAGGTACGCGGCGGGACCAGATGGCCCGAGGCGATCAACTCGCCCAGACGCACCTGGTCGGCGACATTGTCGAAAACCTCGCGCAGGCCCTTTTTGTCGCCCCGGTTTGGGGTGGCGGTAACGCCGAAGATGCGGGCGTCTGAATTGGTATTGCGGACATGGTCGATGATGAGGCGATAGCTTGCCGCCACCGCATGATGCGCCTCGTCGATTACCAGCAGATCAAGCCGCGGCATGGCCGCAAGATTGCCGATCCGGGCCAGTGTCGGCACCATGGCGAAGGTCACCTGACCCGCCCAAGATTTGGCACTGGCATCGACCACCGATGTGGTCAGGCCAGGATTGACCCGGGCAAACTTGCCCCGGTTCTGATCGGTCAGCTCATCGCGGTGGGCCAGAATGCAGGCCTTGGCGGCGCTGTCGCCGATCACCTCACCCGTGACCGCCGACAGCATGATCGTTTTACCCGCACCGGTGGGCGCGATGCCCAGCGTGTTGCCATGGGCGTCAAGCGCAGCAAGGCTGCGCTCGACGAAGGTTTTCTGACGGGGACGCAGCCGCATGATCGCTCCCCCTCACTCGGCCCAGCTGGGACGCCCGGAAAAACCGGGGGTCGCAGGGGTTTGGGGTGTTTGCGGTTGCGGTGTGGGCGCGGTGTAGCCCTGAGCCGGGGCGACATAGCCCTGCTGCGGCGCGTTGTTTGCAGGGGGCTGGCCGTATCCCTGCGTTGGGGCAGGTCCTCCGTGTCCCATCATCTGGGCATAATCGCGGTGGCTGGGCGTGACGGCGCTGCGAACCTCGTTCTTGTCCTCGCCATTGGTGTCGGAACCGATGTCCATCCGGGCGATGAACTCGATCCCGTCCAACTCGGCAAAGCCACTGATCCGGCGGCGGGCCTGTGCTTGCGCCGAGTTGTCCTTGTCGCCGATGCCACGCGCCGAGTTCAGAATGCCCTTGATCAGACCGCGCCCGGCATTGCCCCAATCCGGGCCCTTGGGGCTGTAAAGCCCGATCAGCGACCAGATCTTGCGCTTGGCATAGGGTCCCTCGACTACGGTATATTCGGCATCGAGATAGACAGCGCCGGTGGCACCGCGTTTGGCATAACCACCGGTCCAGCCCTGCGACGGATCGTCAAAGCCGCCGGGGCGGATGGTCAGGCGCACCTTGGCCAGCGTGCCCTTGGGAATCACATCGCTGTTGGAATGTGCGTCGTTGAAGTCGTTCCAGAGTCCAGTCATCGGGTTTGTCCTTTTCAGTTTTCATTGGAGGTGTTGGATGGGCCGGTGCTGTCGGCCACCGGGGGCGCGGGCAGCACTGGCAGTTTGAAGGTCAGGCGACGCTCTGCAGGGATCAGAGGGCCGCGGATCTTTTCCATCAGCTGACCCAGATGCGGGGGTTCCAGCAGCGCAAGCCGCCCGGAGCGGTCCTTGGCCGGATAGCCGAAAGGGTTCAGCGTCTGGCAGACGAAGGCACGCTGGGGCTGGCCGTTTGCATCGGGCACATCAATCATGGTGATGACCTGATCGACGATCCCGGGCAGCTCGAGGCCGGTCTTGGAGCCATCGATTTGCGGCACGAATATCTTGCGGTTGAAGTCGTCG